CCGCAAATAATTCTTTCATACCACCTACATCAGTTACATTATCAGTAGACATTGTTACCGTTGCGTAATGACCTTTTATACCGGTCATTGAAGCTCCCCAAACAACCTCACCAGCGGAAGCTGTGCTATTATTTATAAGGTTTGCCATATATTTGTTTTCCTTACGGGTAAATCCAGCGTGGTTTATAGGTGGAATCAACCTTGCTGGATATTCATTCCCGTAATTATCATAAGATCCTTGGTTATAGCTATATACAACCGTAGTTGTATCTCTATTTCCTTGACTCCAAGCTAGGTTATCTGTAGCTGGGTTGGTTTCTATTCTTTCTGGAGTTCCAATGCTATTAATCCCTGTAATATCAGATTTAAAACTATCTACTTGCCATCCGTTACCTCCTTCGTAGTTAACAGTTTTAAACACTTTAGACATGCTAACCTTAGGATTAAATAAAAACGTTACTTTTGACGCATATTGTTGCCCATAAAAATTACCTCTTTTAGCGTTAGAACCATAGTGAACGTATAAAGCACCATCTTTCATGGTGTAGTACTTGTTCTTTAAACTAACAGATTGATCTGGTTTATAGCTAAAGAAGCTTGGGAAACCTTTTATATCATCATCAAAAGCAACCGTTGAGTAACCTCCAGATGCTGGTTGCAGTGATAAAGTATACTGTTTGTTGTGTATATCCCACCCACCCACTGCTTTACCAGCTTTAATTGGGTTAGTTTGATTTAACGCGCTTAGTTGGTCTCTAAAGAAGTCTGACATACCATAATTAGATATTTCAGTTAAACCATCGTTAGATAGCCTTAAAACAGCGTTCCTGTCCTTGTCTGTAAAGTATTTTCTATAGCCATAAACAGCAAAGCTTTCTGGGTTTTTACTTATACCAAAATTACCTGCATAAGGCTGAATAGCACCAATAACTAAATTAGATGAAGTTACCGTTCCGCCACCTTCAGCTGAGTATATAGCGTCTTTATCTATAAGTGCTCTACTGATTTTTGATTCTTGAAATATAGTTAAGTTAGTGTTTTCAGCATAAATTCTTTGTATTGAACCATTAGCTGGGTTTACACTTTTAACAATGTCATCTCCTACGGAAAAAACATTAGTATCATTAACACCTGTTCTTGAGTTGAATATACCAGAGTATATCATTGAGTTAGATCTACGCTGTGCATTAGGTTCGTTTTCAACCAAATAAGCTTTAACGCCAAACTCTATAGATGTGTTGTTATAACCTCCTCTAATTCTAGACTCTTCAACAAACCAGTTTTTATCTCTTGTTTCTGCTGGTACACTTTCATAGTTTGGTATTTGAGGATATGTTCCATCACCCCTAGATCCATTCCACGTAAGTTCGTCGGACGAGTTTAATGTTTTTCTCAGTATAAAACTGTTAAAATATTTGACTTCAATTACTCCCATATTAATATTATCACTTATAAATTACTTACATTACCTGTTGAAGGTATGGCAGTTCCTTTTAGTTTTTTACCATTCGCATCAAATTGAGCCATCCATCTTCTGTTGGAAATTGGTGTGTTTTGACTTATTGCATTGCCAATAGATGGAGTGTTTATACCCACAACGTAAGAGTTTTCAGATCCGTTTGCTACGTTATAAGGAACTTCACCTTGACCGTCATTATCTGATGTTCCAGAATAGCTAAACCAATCACCTACACCTAAATTAGGCACCCAAGGTATGGTTAAAAAAGGATCTTCGTAAAATTGAGTTACATATTTGTGAGACCATTCCCTAGCGTACATTAATTTATTTGGACTTGTTATAGAAGCGGTGTGAGCATCGCGATCACCTCTTGCAGAAACGAAGTAAGCAAAACTATTCTCACTGCTACCATAATAAAAGTCACCAAACGATAAAGTTACTCTAATGTTTTTTTGAACATTTTCGCTTCCCAACCCTGCGAAAAACTGAAAATTAAGATCGTTTTGAGTTGTATTCGGAAGTGGTGCTATTATATTTGTTTTAAGCGTGTTTCTTGTGCCACCCGCGAGAGATTGAGGGTATTTAATTAAAAGTCTATATTCTCCAAATTTATCTGGAGTTTCTTCATATTTTTGATCTTTACCAAACACAAAGACTTTTGAAACCACAGAGCTGTTTGTTACTCTACTTGTATTATCTGGATAAGAAACTGTAGCTTGAACTATATCTTCTACAGCTACTTGCCGATCCACTGGCAAAACATCTTGTCCTATAGTATCTTCATACCCTCTAGCTGCGTTTCCGTTGATTAAAACCCCTGTTGAAGAAAAATTATTTACATCAGCACCGTTAGCTTGCGTACCTCCAAATCTAATATCATTTCCTTCAACATCAACAGCTGTTTGCCATTGGCTATTATCACCTTGAGGTTTATACTGCAAATAAGCAACCCACCCAATTCCATACTGCTCTCCAATTGTTGCAGCATTAACACCTGTTCCAGCGTAAATTGAATCAGCTGTTTGATCTATATTAGGCCAAGACCTAAAACTAAAATCAACTTTAATAAAAGCAGTTCCAGAGGTTAGACTAGTGTTTTCTTTCAACGCTTCACCTGTAAAAAACTCTGGTCTAAAGTTTGTATTCTTCCATATATAAGGCTGCGCATCTAAAAATCTATCGTCACTTCTTCCTTTTTGATCTTCACTTTCGTATTGTAAAATTTCAATATTAGATTCAGTTAATGCCGTTGGATTTAAAAGCAGATCCGCTTTAGCCGCTCTACCGCTTTCACTGTTAGCTACGGAATCTGGAATACTTCCACCGCTTATACAAGTTTGATAATTAGATGACCAATAAATTCCAGCAGATGTTAACCCGTCTATAAATGGCCTGTTTTTAACAGCACCAAAATCTTCATTCATTTGCTCTTCACCAAACAGTATGTTGACCTCCGTTTCAGCTGTTCCACCTCCAGAGTCTGTTACCTGAAAAGTAGCTGTGTATCTTCCGCTAGCATTTCCGGTTGTTTCATAAACATCATTACCTCTTATTTCTAAACTAGGAGAGCTTGGGTTTTGATTTACAACACTAAATATCAATCCAGCGTTGGTAGGCGTGTTCGTACTATTAGGTTGAACACATCCGTTTACACCAGAAAGACTAAACAAAGCACTTTCTAAGTTTCTATCTCCTTCATAAGACTGATCTTCTTGAAAGGGATTAATAGTAGGGTCAACATTTGTTAGTCTATTATTGGTAATAGGCATATTAAAAATATTACCAGTACTTAAATCTTCTACTCTAAAATTAAAAGTAAAAGTGTTTTTCAGAGCGTTAGGACTAAAATACATTGGGTTTTGAACGACCAAATTATAAGAATCCGCTTGACCAGCTGTTGTTATTTTTACTAAATTCCAATTGGCTGTTATGTTTTCACCCGCTCCATCTATAACGCTAACTAAGGTAACGTCACTAAGAAGCATCGGTGTGCCGTTAAATCCATCGTCAATTTTAGGAGAAAATGCACCAGTTGTAGCATTTTGCCCTTGTTCGGTTGCTTCTGTTTGATTAAACTCAAAGTTATACCAACCATCTGAGTTACCTGTTAATCCAGCTGACTCGTTAAAATCAGAGATAAGTCCAGTAGACGATGTTTCCCAAAATATGTCTAACAACGAAGTGGTTGGCTCTGTTTCAAATACACCTAAAAGTAAATTGTAATCGCTTGAAATATTACTAGCCTGCAAAGATCCAATAGCGCCGTTAGCAGTGGTGTCACCTTGAGATATTCTAGCTAAGTACGGGTTTGAATCTGTTTGATAAACACTTGCAAAAGGACCTTGAGTGTTATCTGCAAACATAAAGTCTTGTTCTGCTATAGTAACAACAGTCATCGCTTCAGTTCCAGGATAATATGGTTTAGTAAAAGTTGGTGCGTTAGTAGCGTCTGGAGTTACTCTACCGTGAAGCTGTATAGAGCTACCATATTGTCTTTGTTCTGGACCTACCTCTGTTAGATTTCTAGGAACTTTATTTATATTATCACCAATTAAAGTAATAAAAGCTATTGTATCTTGGGGATCTGGTATGTTGCTACTACCACTTCCATAATCTGGATAACCATTTAATATACCAGGTAAATATACGTTATAATATTCTTGCTCTGTTTGCTTTACAACAATTTTATAAGAATACCAGCCCAATGGGTTGTATTTTGAACTGCTTGGATCTCCATTGTAAAGACCAGGCCATCCTGTGCTTAAATTAGGTTCATCAGAAGGTATAGCTTGATTTACTAAAACTTTTAAAGAATCACCAGCCCAGCTATTTACGTTGTTTTTTCCAACACCTGGATTGGTAGTATATGGATGGAAAAAAGTAGATCCACCAAATGTTATATTTTCATCTTTTTTTGTTTCCGCACTAACAGGTGAAAGAATAGTTGTAGATTGTCTACCGTATCTATCTGATAAAACAAAACCAACTTGATAATTACGATGTTGTTTTACAGTATGCATTGGGTACTCAACAGCACTGGTTGTATGAGTTGCTATATTTCCGTTTAAGTTAAATTCATCTTTAGGAGTAACAGCAACATCATAATCCATTGTTTCTGGAGGGGTGTGCTTATCTTGAAAATTGCTATATACTATTCTATTGCTTATAACTTCTTGACCAAGCGCTCTAACTGGTACTTTGTCATAAACTCTTATTATTTCGCTTTCTGGAAGTGTTTTATATGGTTTTCTTGATTGATAATCATACTCATACAACAACGTTGTGTTTTCATCTTTTTTATTTTTCTGATAAGAAAAAGTTGAGTTAGGAACAGTGTCTAAAACTTTGACGGCTAACGAATCTGACTCTTTATAAAGTATATCTATAGCTTCAACACCTAGCGAACCGTTAAGTTTGTTTGCTTGATAAGGTAACGGAATAAAAAGTTTTACATCATTAACTTTGTTTTCCATAAAAGTAACAATAGTTGTTCTGTATGTCTCTGATTCATCAGAAGTAGCATCTGAATTACCTAAAAAATAACCATCTTGTTTTGGAATAAACGCCTCTTGTGTGAATGGAGCCATTATAGAATATTCTCCATCGGTGAACTTAAATCTATAACTAAAAGTTACAAACTTATCTTCTAAGTAATCTTTGTCTCCAGGCCAATCTGAATTATAAAAAGGATTTGCAGTAGTTCCATCTGGAAGAAATTCAGATGTAACATCTTGGTATGAGCTAGCTGGTGCTCCACTAAGTTCGGGAGCATTGTAGTACAAGTTTATAGCTTGATAAGGATTATACTTAGCTACAGATATTAAATCTTCAGAAGTGTAATAAAGACCATTGTTAGCTAAATCTAAGTTTATTTTTCTTGGTTGATTTCTATTGTCAGTCCAAAATAATAAGTTTTCTAAAACATTTATACCATATATTGGATTTGTTGTAGAGAAGTTTAAAAAAGATCCTTCAGCTATTTTACTAGTCTGTAAAGTGAGTGTATTGTAAGAGTATATGTAATTGTTAGCAGTAGAAGAATAAGTTATATTGTTTATAGATTCTTCAGTGTAATCAGTTAAAAAAACATATATAGTAGAAGTGTTTGTGTCAGCATATACACCTATAGACTTTAATGCTCCAGGACTTAATCCAGCTAAAACACTAAAATCTACACTTTGGTTTTCAGAGTTAACGGCTGGTAAATTACCTACTGCGTTTTCTAAAGCACCTACGTCTTCGCCTTCTGACTTGCTAACTTGTATATTTTGTCCATCACGATATTCACCTGGAGGTAACAATCTGTCGTCCAGGTCTTTATTCATTTTAGACTTAATAAAAGCATTTTTAACTTCTGCCATTTAATTTAGTATTTAATAAACTTAGATTTACCTCTCGCTATTTGAACAAACTCATTTAACTTTATGTTAGATAATCTAATTTTTGCATTTCTTAGTTTAGCACTTCTTTCGCGTCTTAATCTTTGCACCACGTATTCAGGTTGATTTATTCTTGAAGCTATAATAGCATGGCTTATGTGAGCGTATAACGCTTCTTCAGCTAACTTAGGTATCTTCATATCACTATCATAAGCCAAACCATCTGTTATGTATTCTAGTATGATTACTTTATCAGACAAGTCGCTTGAAAAAGACATTTTACCATCTCTATCGTTTATTGTAAACCATCCGTTTATTTGAGCTGTTTCAGGTTGTAATCCGTATCTTTGCCCATAATAATTATCTCCATACATGCCTTCGTAACCAAGTCCATCCGAAAGCAAAAATCCAGTTAAATTGCTTTGTGCGTTTTTAAGATCTTTTAAGTTATTATCAGCCCATCTTTCTTCTGTCATAGAAGTACCTTCGATGTTTTCAGCGTTATTATCCTGTATAGCAATTCCTTGATTATCTTGCGTAGGTGTAGAATAAGGGTTTGTAGTTAATGTAGTAGGATATATAATATGCTTAATACCTTGGTTGTCAATCCAAGAAACATTAACATAATTAACGTAATCTTGCGGCAAGGGTATGCTTAAGTTGTAAGGAACCGTAAGCTCTTGTTTTCTTATACTTCTTAAAGTATCGTAACTAAATTCTTGAAGTCCTCTTTTAGCAAAAAACATTACGTCAGTTGTCTTAACACTTGGTATTAGTTTTCCAGCTCCAACGTAACCTATCATGAAGTTTGTTATAACGTCTTCTAGTGTAGTGTAAGAATAACCTCCGTAGTTTTCTTCTACCGTTCTGCCGAAAGCATCTCTATCGCCATATTCACCTCCGTACTCATTTAATAACTGCACAACAAACCAAGTGTCTTCATTGGGAGTGTTGGTTATAGTTATAACATTTCCAGATACAGTATATTCGTTAAAATATTCTAAAAAAGTATTTGGAGCACCGGTAGCGCTTGAGTACAGTTTAAAATTATTTAAGTTATAGCCAGCTTGCGCTGGATCGTAATTACCAAAAATTAGATCAGTGTTAAAAGTTGTTGTATAAGAGTTGTTAACGCCGTTAGCAACAAATGTCTGAGAACCAGCGTAGTATTGAGCGTTAGTTTCGGTTATTAAGCCATTATTAGGTTTAGCCATCTGTTTTTAGCTTTTTTTGTTTATTTCATCAGCTTGAACTTGTGCTGCAGCTGCTTGCACTATTTGTGGATCTCTTATTACTATGCCAGCATATATTAATATTTTTAATATTACTTCAGATTGCTCTGACTCGTGTAATTCAAAGTTAGTAGATCCAGTAGAGCCAATACCTGTATATGGGTTTTCATTCCAAATGTATTGCCCTAAGTTACCAGTTGTAAAGCCCCATATAACATCTTTAGGTTTTCTAACATAATCAACTTGTATATTGCTAGTTATGCTATTTGGTTTTACAAAAAGCTTTTGATTCTCGTAAAGATACACGGGATTTAAAGTTGTTGGTTTTGTTAGTTTAGATCTATTTACATAAGAGAAATCGTGACGATCTAATCTTTGTACTATTTTTTCGTTATCATACATAACGTTACCAATTCTATAAAAAGAAACAGCTTCTCCATAGCTGTCTACAGATGGTAAATTAAAATAAGAAAGAGATGAATTTACAGTAACGTAGTTAGCGTTACCAAATGTTTTAAAAATAGCTATTTTTTCGTCTATATTTTCTTGTCTATCAGCGTAGTCTGTATCTGCCTGAGGCACACGTAGTTGCTGATTTAGATCATCAAAATATTTTTCAAATATTTCTAACTGAACTTGTGTAGCTACTTTATTGAACTCTGTGGGCGTCATGTAACCACGTTGTTCTTTGTTAAGTATCATTAAGACAGTTTGATATACTGTATTTACATTTATAGCCATTTGTTATTTTTATTAAAATAAAAGGAGGCATTACACCTCCCTTTATAATATTACATGTTAAGAGAGTTTTTTCTCTATAGACTGGAACACTTGTATTCCTTCGTCCGTTTTGAAGAATGAAGCCATAGCTGAGTATGGATTTTCATCAAAAGGCACTGTCATTAATTTTCTACCATTAGAGGCCCAAGTAAATGTTCTTTGGTCATCAGCTAATTTAATTATCTTAGCTTCAGCTGCTCTAATTGCAAAATTTCTTAATTGTACGTTATCATCATTAGCTAGTGTGATAAAGAGTTTAGGATTATTCTTAGCGAATAATAATAAATCTCTTTTAAGCTCCTTAGAACTCATGTCAGACACTTTAGATCCGATCTCAACTCTCATTATAGCTTCGGCTTGATCTACATCAATGTTCTGAGCTAGGTTTAATGCTTCAATTTCTAATTCTAAGTCTAAAAGTTCATCTTTAGCTTCTTCCACTACATCTAACTCAGAGTATATAACTCCTTTTAGCGGGTGATATAACGATAATATTTTTTGAAGAACTTGGTTCTTTTTTGGAACAAACAAGCTTCCTTCTTTAAAAACAATATGCCCTAATGTTGCTTCTCCACCTTGTTCATCTTTGAATGGTGAATTTTGATTAGTTGCATATCTTATTTCACGTTGCGTATTATTACTTTCATCATAGTGCAGTAGAGCGTGTCTAGCATTGTGTCTTGATGGAATTTTTAATGTCAACGGTTTATTACTTCCGGTAAGTAAATAAGTTCTGTCTTTTACTTCCCATGATATATCTTTAATTACTTCTTTTTTAGCCATAATATAATAAAATTTAATAGTTTAATAAAGGTAAGAATTACCCCCGTAGATTCAACGAGGGTAAGTCTACCAATTGTTTATGCTCCTTTGAACAGTACAAAGTTGTTAGCAGCTTGTACTACTAAACATCTTTCAGATAAGAAGTTAACGTCCATTGCATCTAAACTAGAAGTGAAAGCACCACCAGCAGATCCAGTTAACCAAGACTTCATACGACGATCTTCTGTTTGAGAAGCTCTGTATCGCACGTGTAAGAATGGTCGACGGATGTTAGTTCCTAAAATTTGATCGTAAACTGTAGAAGTTCCAGCTGGTACTAACACTCCTTCAATAGAAGAGATTCCAGTTGTTGCTCCACGAGTTGATGCGTCATTTAGATATTTCCAGTCTGTTTTGTAGAAATCGTAAGATCCTCTACGGAAACCGCTAAATCCAAGATTTAAAGCCATTTCTTCAGAGTTTTCAAACAAACCGTAAGCAGTACCACCAGCAGAACCAGCAGAAAGACCAGCTAGCATGTCATCAATCTCTAGTGAAGTTGTACGATCTAAGAAAAGCATGTTCTCTTCAATTGCTCCTTGAGTATCTAAATTTTTCAAGATATTATCAAAGTCAGTCAAGTTAGCTCCACTAAATGCGGTTTCAACGTTACCTCTAGCTTCTATAGCAGCAAATAAACCTTGCGTACCTTTAAATCCTCCAGCTAAAGCTCCAGATCCTGCAGCAGCAAGTTCTCCTTCAACTACACTCATTTCTAAGTAATCTTCAAAACGTAAACGAGTTTCAGATTCTGCTTTTAAATACCATAAGTATCCAGAAGTTCCGTCTTCTGTTGCAACTTCAACCCAACCGATTTGAGCCATGTCAGATCCGTTGATAGTGTAATTGCTACGAATGATGATCGGTGAATTGCTGAATTGAGTAAACGTAGGGTCAATACTAATGTTTTCTCCCTGTGTAGTTATATTTCCAGCGCCTCCAGCCCAGTTACTTGTTTGAGATCCTTTGTTGAATTCAGAACCGTATACAAATATCTTGATTCCAGTCGAGGCAAGTGCAGCGGTAGTAGCAGCAGTATAAGGAGCTACGATTAAAGCGCCAGTTGTTGGGTTTGATTCCGTAACTACAGCTTTCAACTCAACGCCAGCAGCATCCATAAGAACGATAGTTTGGCCAGGAGAAATAACGTTTACAATACCAGCCGCTACTGGAATTCCAATTCCATTTGCGCCATCATTGGTACATCCGTCATATGCAACGTGTAATCTGTTTTGTTCTGACCAAATAACTTGATCCGACGTCATTGGCATTTCAGCTCCAACCATACGTAAGAATCCAGAAAGAGTTCTGTTTCCATAGCGCTCTACTTCTTGTTCGTAGATTTCAGGTAGATACTGCTGAGCAAAGTCAGACGTACTGTTGTTGAACTGTAAGTAGTTCGATTGTAATAATTGTTGTGACTGCGATGGTACTATCGAGCCAAAATTAGGTGCTATTGCCATAATTTTTAATTTTAATTGTTAAATTTTCTTGTTTGTATTCTAAGTTTTGAAGAGTCTTGCCCGCTAATTGCCTTTACTTTAAATCCATTTACAAATACATTACCATCTTGAGTTTTTCTAGGTTCTGTAACAATGTTTTTAGATTTAGCAATTTGACTTTTAATAGCATCTGTTTTACCTTGCTCATAAAAGTGATTTGCTATGGTATCAGCATTTCTAGCTGCGTACAAAGCCTTATGATAACCCTTAGCGTCTACTATTTCTCCTTTGTCATTCAAGAACGTCTTGATAAAATTAGAAATATCGCCTTGTGTTTCAGCAACCTTTGAAGGATCTTTAACACCGTATCTAAACTTATTCTCTCCGACTTTAAAATCAAAACCTTTGAAGTCGTCGTTAAGAATTTCTTTAGTTTGGTTCAGAAACTTCTCGTGATTAGCTTTACTTACTGCTTGCTCCTCGTTGTATCGGTTGAAAAAGTCCATAGCTTTTTGCTGCTCTTGATTTACACCAGGTCTCAACTTGATCTCTGCGTAGTATTTATCTTTGAGCGAGTCTAAATAGCCTTTAGCTTTTGCAACTTCTTCTTTATAAGCGAGTTTTTTCTTGCGAATGTCTCTCGCTTCGTCTAAATCTTCATCATAATTAAAAGAATCTTCAATTATAAATTGAATTTCTTCTGAATCAAGATGTGGTTTAGCTTGTTTATAATATTCTTTTAATAGTGCTTCACCGCTCACATTGCTGTAATCAGCATTTAACCTAGCGTAATCTTCAATGGTTCCGCCAGTTTCTTGCATAAAGCTAATTAGCTTATCTACATTTTCTGGTAAGACTTGTGTTTCTGCTTGCGGTAATACTTCTTTTTGTTCCGGTGTGGTGTCGGTAATTTCAGTGCCTCCAACCATTCTGACCTCTTCAGGCTCACTACTTTCATCTTCTATTAATTTTAATGGAGAGTCGCTTACCTCCGACAGATCGATTTTAGCATCGACACTGGGCTGCTCCCGTACTTCTTTTTCCACTTTTTGTAAATCTCCGGCTTGTTTATCATCAGCCACTTCTTTTGTTTCTCCGACTTGAACGGCATCTTCTTCTGTTTTAGATATTTTACTTAAATCTACTTTAGTAATTTCAGGAATAACATTTCCCTGACCTTTGATTGTTGGAGTTTTCTTTTTTAATTTAAACTCTCCCTCTTTTTTCACTTCTACTGACATAATATAATATAATAAAAATTAATAATCCCTATCTTGGGGTAAATTGCTCTAAACCGAAGCCATCTAAGTTATCATTACCTGATGATTCAAAGTTTTTAGGCAGTAGATCATTTTGTCTTTGATCTATAAGTTCACTCTGTTGAGTTCCTTGTATTCTAACTCTTTTATCTTTGCGATCTTCTATTTCGGCTTCTTTATTTTTCTGAGCTTGCATATTCAATTCTGCTAACCTTAATTGATATTGAAACTCTTCTGCCATTAATTGTTTTTTGATAAACGCTTCTTGCTCCATGCGCTGTATCTCCATTTGAGATTTAGCTTGCTCTATTTGAACGGTTGTTTGAGCCAATGCTTGTTGCTTCTGTACTTCTGCCGCAGCTGCTTTTTCAGCTGATTCGGCATTAGCTTGAGCTTGTGCTTGAATGTTAGCCATTTGAGCCGCTTGCTCTGCCTCTGCTTTCTTTTTCTGTCTAGATTTTAAAAGCTCGTTTGCTAACTTAATGTTTTGAATCTGGCGTATATCTATAGCATCAGCTAGTCCAATGCTTTGAGTTTGTAAAGCTATTTGTATACTTTTTTCTAATTGAGCTTTATCTTCTTCTTCAGGTTCTAGTTCTAAAAATATACCAAACTCGTGCATGTGTAACTCGTCGATTTCACTCAACGTAGCTACATTGAAGCTATTTATACTACTAATTAAAGCTTGTTTGGTTAAAGGGAACTGAAGCATATCGCTAACTCTTAAGCTGATGTTTTCACATGTTCTTACTGTAACATACATTAAAGATTGGAGTATGTGTCTAGTTGCTGTATTTGAATTTGCTGCAGCTAGTTTTTGTAAACCTACTAACGCGTTTTTATCTGGTGTGCTTCCATCTCTAGCTTCATTTAATCCAGTTACATCTCTAATCATTTGCAAGTAGTATTGATACGTTTGTATCATTGCCTGTATCTTTGATATACCAGATGAACTTTGTAACTCTTGAATAGGTACTTTACCTCTATTTAATTCTCCATCTTGAGTTAAAGATCTACCTACTATGCTTCCTGTTTGAAAATACATATTAAGAGCCTCAGAAGCATTATAATTTGTTCCATTACCTAAGTCAACTTCAGCCAAACCGTCAACGTCTACGTAAACACCATCTGGAACCATTCTAGCTAACACCTGTTGCAGCTTAAGATGCGTAATTTGAATCATATCAGCAAATCCAGTCGTTCTACTAACTAGCGATTCTATTCTACCTTGATACATTCTAGGTGCTGAAATACAATAATTCATGTTGACCTTAGTAGTATCGCCAAGTGGTCTAGTCATGTTTTCAGAAAGCTTCCACTCTAGCATAGTATCGCCCATGCCTAAAACTTTCGCTCCAGTGTAAAGAACCTCTATAGATCTTGATACTCTTTCAAAATTATCGCTAGCTGGAGGATTGAATGTATCTGGTTTTTCTAATGTTTTTTCTAACCCTTGTTCTGTTTGTTTTATTTTAAATACTTGATCTTGATATGTCTTGTATTCAAAAAACAAAACCTGGTGTTGTTCTGGATCACTCTGAACTTGCCAATCGCTTCTTGCATAGTTTTGACGCCCAGGATATTTTTGTATTTGCTCTAATTCACTATCAGTTAAGTCTGGAAATAATCTTTTTATTTCAGACAAAGTTAAGCTTTTAATTTCGCCAACATAATAAATGTCTTCAAAATTAGGATCATCAGTTGCTGAGTAAACTAGATTAGCCGGATCAACATAGTCAATTGTTATTCCTTCTGATAAATTAAAACTAGTTTTACTAGCAGCAATACCCAGAACAGTTAAATCGTAAGCTAGTCTTTTTTTAATTTCACTAAACTTATTGTAGTCTAATACATTACTTATTAGCTCTTCTTCAGCAATCTCAACACTTTGCTTGTAGTTAAGTTGCATATATAAATCCAACTCAGCTGGATCACTAGGTAAGCTTTCAGGATCTGCAGATGCATAAAAATTTTTACCAGTTAACTTTGCCAACTGCTCTATGTTTTCTTTTTGCTGTATATCCCTTAAGGCGTTAAAAGCAAAATCGGTGCGCTGTTGCGTTGCAAAAGGATCAGAAGCAAATGATTTTATTTCATAACCTTTTTCAGTCATACCATTTACCACTATATCTACAAACTTAGATAATACAGGAACAGGTTTCCAGTCTAAATTAAGATAAGACAAATCGCCGTTGTTAGACAATTCATCTTTATATTTTTGTATAGGCTGCTCACCTCTAGCGTAAAGCCTTAGTCTATTAAAGTTTTGAAAATTATAAGAAAACCTATTTTGGCCGCTGTTGTTTCTAAACCATTCTTGTTCAATAGCATTACCCACTTTTAAACCATACTCAAATGATTTCTTTTCTTCTTCAGGTACCACCTGATCTGGAAAGATGCTATTATTAGTAGTATAGACCATTTATTTATATTATTTTTGAATTTACTCCCGTGTTATTATATTTTCTAAAACCTAATGATACCTTAGAAACAGTTCTTTTAGCCACAGGTGTGTATCTATTTTTGTTACATGCCATCATTGCTAAACCAGAGCTTATAGATGCATCGTGTTTTGTTCTGTTATTTATATTGAATTTAGCCCAGTCTTCTAACGTTCTTTGAAAATAAGTATTTCCATAAGTGCCATCTTGAAGTAAACCAACGTAATTCTCTATATAATCTTCAATAGCAGCTGCATGAGCTTGCTTTATGTCTTCACTTGAATTAGGTATTCCACCTATTTCTCTTTCAGTTACAGATAATTTATGTAAAACCTTGTCCGGTCTATTCATTGAATAACCTCTGTAACCTCTTCTTTTTAAATAATATAATAATCTAGGTTTGTTATTCTCAGCTAATATTGGCATACCATAAAAAACTAAAGCCATTAAAACATCTTCAAAAAATATTTCAGCTGTTTGTGGTCTTGATATATATTCTAAAAAAAACAAATTAGGTGGAACATCTTCCATAGAAAATTTAGTTAAACCGTGTAAAGCACCTTTAGATCCTCTACCGTCAACTGTTCCAGATATATCATAACTATCACAACCAAAAGCACCACAGTGCTCATTTCCTGGATATTTAGAACCATTTTTTAAATAATATCTATTTTGTAGATTAGCCGAGGGAACCCAACTAACTAAAAATCTGCCACTTTTGTTTGGTACAAACAATACCCTAGTATCTTTAATCCCACCTTCCCACTGAAAATTACCCTGCGTAACAACATTAGTGTTACGTAAGTCTTCATTATAATCTATTTGTTCGTATATTTTAGCAATATTAAACAAAGATTCTTTAGCTTCGTCTCTAAAAGCGTGCTTTTCTGTTCTTGGAAACTGACGATAATATTCATTTAAACCATCTTGGTCGTCTTTCAAACCATCAACTTCGTTTTCCCAATGAGATATTACGCCTAAATCTATATTTTCACCATCAATACCTTTTATTGGTTTTTTTGGAGTGTCGAAGACAGGTGCGCCATACATATCAATGTATCCTTCGTAGTTCCATTCCATAGGTATGAACAAACTATATAGTCCTGAGCTAGTCTGTCCATTGCGGTTTCTTTGCGTGACATTCGATGATTCGTATAGCTTTTTAAAATTCCCTCCACCTTTTTCTAATGCGTTTGAAGTAGATCCCATTAAACACTTACCTACTATTTTTCTACCTAATCTTAGCGTTGTCTTCGTGACTCGCCAGTTGTTGAGGATGTTGTCTGGTCTTTCCCACTTACCCGATTCATCGTGGACGAGGAGCTTAAGTTTCTCTCCGTCATACGAGTTGTCGCCTGTGTTCTTCCAGTCGATCGTGGTGTCGAGACCGTCCTGTAGTTCCTCACTGGTTTCCTTAATCGAGTTTCTGGTAAGTCTTTTTGACGGTAATTTATACGAGAGCTCCGTCTTTGGCCGCTCCATCCCATCCTGTATTGGTTTGAAAAAGAACGGATAGTTGATTGAGATGGGTACCACTTTATCGGTAAACATCTTCTTCGCGTCAGCTCCTGATTTAGATAATATACCAAACCTAGCGTCTCTTGATATTGTTGCCTGGTTAACTGTCTCTGACGAAGCCATAAAAGAGAAGCCTGAGCGTCTGTTCTTAAGATAGCACAGTCCGTAGCATCTTGTATCTGCCTTGCAAGCTTCCCAGAATATATAGAATAATCTGTTTGATTCTCTAAAATCTGGCCTCCCAACATCAATCTTGGTCCACTGCAAGTACATGTAGTGAGTACCAGTAACATAAGTAGGAACGCCTTTATTGTAATACCAAAAGCCTTCTTCGCGTTTAACAAACTCTTCGTTAATGTATTCATACCACTTTTCTTTAAAATTTTCAGGATAATCATTCCACTCAAAAACGCTTTTGATTCTTTTAAGTTCAGTTGGGTATTCAAATGGTTGCCAATACTGATCTTTTTCTTTAGTAGATCTCTTGTAAATATTTTCAGCTAATGGTAACGCTATTTTTAAATTCTGTATCTCATAGATTTCCCCTATTTGACCAGTCTTACTTATAACAACTATATCATGATCTTTATCATAACCATATTTCCATTTTTTAAGCCTATTAAGTCTTTTTAAAACTTTTGGCTTTATATGGTCTTCAACTACACTGTATAAACTTTGCTCGTACATTACTTAGATCTTCCTTCTGCAAAACCAGCAAAAGATTTTTTAACCGTAGCTTCTTCTACAGTTGTTCCGTTTAAAGCAGCTTCTTCAGCCTCTATTCTAGTAAGTATTTCAAAAGCATCGAATATAGCTAATTTTTTAGTAGCGGCAGCATTCTTAAGTCTGTCAGCTGAAATGTCATCTTCTGAGTCAACGATCTTTTCTTTTGCTACCTTTATTAGCTCCTCAACTGCTTTTTGCCCAGCTTGGATTATATTCAGTTTCGTTTCCTTTACGTCCATGTTTTAATAAAATATCATTTGATTTCATACAGTAAAAAACTTCATTGTCTATTAAAAACTCAAACTCTCTATTTTTCTTAAAAACAACTAAATCTTCTTTATGTATTTTAAGAGCTTCTAAGGTGCTATTACCATATTTTACTATACCAACGCACTCTTTTAGTTTCTTTAAACTAGAAGAGCTCTTATCGACCACAGGCTTAATGAAACAGTATTCATTTAAAGTTTCCCATGAGTCTTTTGTTCTTTTCATGTATATTTGATCTGGAGACGCAAAATATAAATCATCTTTAAAATATTTAGTACTATTAACAGACTTTCCTTTCATGTTATAGTATCTTCTAAATAAATTGTGATGAACAATTACTTTGTCACCTACTTTTAATTTAGTTTTAAAAGCTAAAGGCAAAGCAACTATTTCTGCTTCTCTATTGACAAACTTATGATTAGATATGCTAGAGTTAACTATTAGCTTTTTATCACCAACAGTTAACTCATTGCTATATCTATTTCCTACAGGTTTAATTATAAACTCGTAAACACTATTCATTAATACTCTAAATCGTATTCAACTGATATTGCCATATTTCGGTTAAACTTTTTCCAAGGCAACACTTCATTGTTTTTCTTTATGTATATATTGTAAGACTGTTCAGACTCTTCAAAAATAATAGCTGAAATAGTATGTCCTCCATATACCTGCTGAGATACAGCATAATGCATAGCGTCATTTTTATAATCAGAACCTATGCTGATTTTTCTAATGACGTTACTCACTATTCCTCTTTTTTAATATCAGTATAAGTGCCATCTTCAATATTAATATTGATAGCACCATATTGATCTTCTAACTCTTTTTTGTAAGATTCAATATCTTCAACTAACCCAGCGTACTCGTGAAGCAATGAATGCTTTTGAGTTTCAATAAACCCAATGTTCGTTAATGACTTGTTTAAGTCTTGCTGGTGTTTTTTAACCACTTCTAATTGCTCATCAGTGATTCTTTTTACTACGTCTGTCTTTAGTTCTTTT